TGCAATTAACGGAAAGTTCGGCACGGGGCTCACCGCGCAGACCAACACCGCGTCGCCCACGTTGGACGCGGTTACGGGCGTTGCTTTTACGGCTATTCTGGCCGACACCTGTGCTTGCTTGGTGTGGGGCACCACGCTTGCGGGCGTGATTGCCGTCTGTCAGGGGCCAAGCGTGGCGACTGCTGCTGGCGTAACGACCACTGTTGGTGCGTTCATTGCGGCTCCGCAGTTTCCGGCTCTTCCGGAAAACTTCTGCCCGATGGCGTATCAGATCGTGCGTGTTTCGCCCACGGGTTCGACTTTCACCACTGGTACCACCCAGTGGACTGCGTCGGGCATCACTTGCACTACCATGAAGAACATCGCGACGCTGCCGGATCGTCCGCAGATCGCTTAACCAACTGAGGTATATCAATGGAAACTCCTCCCGTTCGTAGAAACCGCCGTGAACTTCACATGGGGGATATTAAAATCGAGCAAAAGGACAGCATTGTTTCCATTGAGGACCACAAGCCGGACATTATCTTCGCAGAACCCGACACATCGCTCGACTATCTGAGCCTTTTAGCGTTCAACGAAGAACCGGTTACTATTCGGCTAGAGCCCACTGCGGAGAAATACGCTTCGCGGTGGGTTCCTTGCTGGGTGAATGGCAAGGGCGCAGAGGTTCTGGTAAATGGAAATTGGGTTGAATTTGGCTATTTGCCTGTCTCCCAGCCGCTTACGCTAAAGCGTAAGTACGTTGAGGTTCTGATTCGCTCCAAGCGAGACACTATCAACACCACCGTGATCGAGCGTGACAACGAAGATCCGCAGAATATGATTGAGCGGTCTACGACTTCGACGGCTTTGTTCTCGGTGCTAGAAGACCGCAACCCAAAAGGGGCGGAGTGGGCCACTGAATTGCGGCGCAGAGCTGGATGACTTTTCTCGAACTTTGCCAGAGGATGCGACAAGAGTGTGGTATCTCCGGCACGGGGCCGTCTACGGTTGTCAGCCAGACCGGTAATCTCAAGCGTATTGTTGACTGGGTCAACACGGCTTGGATCGATATTCAGACTACTCATCAGGATTGGGATTGGATGCGTGCGAGCGCGTCTTTTCCCACGGTTGCCTCTCAAGCGGTGTATGAGTTGGGTACCGGCACCGGCACCGTAGGTGTCAGCGTCGCGACCTTTGGCCGTTGGGACCGAGACACGTTTCGTAACTACGTTACGTCGATAGGAACCGACAGCGAAGTGTTTATGGGTTTCATCCATTACGACACTTGGCGCGATTCCTATATGTACGGCTCGCAACGGTCTACCACCACACGCCCTATCGATATGTCTATCTCCCCTACCAAGGGTGTAGCCCTCGGCCCGCCGCCGACAACGGGGTACACCATAACGGGAGACTATTTTTACGCGCCGATTAACATGACGCTGGACGCCGATGTTCCGGCTCTGCCCGCTCAATTTCACATGGCCATAATCTATCGGGCTATGATGTCCTACGGCGCTTATGAAGCCGCGCCCGAAGTGTACCAGAGAGGCGAGCTTGAGTTCGGCAAGCTGATGCGCCGCATGACCGCAGACCGGGTACCAGAGACAATCTGGGGCGGCGCGCTATGCTGACGATGTCCCCCGTAAAGTACCGTGCATTTACTTTACAGGGGGGTTACGACTTAACTACGCCGTCACTCACGTTGAAACCCGGCGCTTTTCGCACAGGGCAAAATTTTGTTCTCGCCGCTACGGGGGGTTACTCGCGTGTGGGCGGTTACGAACGCTACAGTGGGCAACCTAAACCTAGCGATGCCCTTTATGTTCTTGTGCAGGTGGTATCTTTCACAAATACGCCAACTGTGGGGCAGACGTTAACCCAAGCGACGAGCGGGGCGACGGGCTATATCATTTCGGTCGGGTCCAATTTTGTTGCCGTGACCAAGGTTACCGGGACGTTTGACGATACTCACGCCGTGTCCGTCGGGGCCACTCCAATTGGCACCGCGACTACAGCAACCCAAGTGGCGACTGTTCTTGAAAACGCCCAGTATCTGAACCTTGCTGCGGACGTGTACCGGGCGGATATAGCGCCCGTACCGGGTTCCGGGGCGGTGCTGGGTGTTGTAGGAGCCGTATTTTCTGGCGTCGATTATCTGTACGCTTTTCGGGCTAATGTTGGCGGCACGGCTGTTGATATGTACCAGTCGTCCGGTTCGGGCTGGACGCAGGTCACGTTTTACAACGAAGTTGTTTTTACCGCCGGAGGGACCGCCACACCGGCCGACGGAGCCGTACTAACACAAGGTGGTGTAACTGCCACCGTTAAACGTGTGGTAGCGCGCAGCGGGACTTTTGCGAGTTCAACCGCAGCGGGCGCGTTTATCGTTACCAACCCCGTAGGGGGTAATTTTGCGGCCGGAGCGGCCACTCTAACAGGCGGTTGCGGGGTTACTTTGAGCGGTATACAAACCGCTATTACTATCCTTCCCGGCGGAAAGTTTGAGTTCGCGGCGGGTAATTTTTCGGGTCAGTTAGGGTCTTTGCGGTTTTACGGATGCGACGGGGCAAACCGCGCGTTTGAGTTTGACGGCACCACACTGACGCCTATTACGACTGGTGTCTCGCCGGACACGCCCAAGCACATAGCGGTCCACAAGAATTTCCTTTTTGTGTCCGTGCAAAGTTCCATTTTCTATTCGGGTATCGGAACCCCCTTTCGGTGGTCTGTCGTTGACGGCGGCGGGGAAATCGCTACCGGCGATACGGTAACCAATATGTTGGTTTTGCCGGGTAATCAGAACACGGCTACTTTGGCGGTTACCGGACGCAGCGGCACGTCCCTGTTGTACGGTACGTCTGCCGCAACGTGGAATTTTGTGACCTTCAGCAACGGCGTTGGAGGAATAGATTACACTGCCCAAAATTTGTCCGAGACCTATGTGTTTGACGATAGAGGGGTTGTTTCGTTACAGACTACTTTAAACTTTGGCAACTTTGCGTCTGCAAGTTTGACGCAAAACATCAAGGCGTTCATCGAGGACAAACGCACCAAAGTTGCGTTTTCCTCCGTGTCGCGGGAGCAGAACCAGTACCGAGTGTTTTTCACGGACGGTTATGGTCTTTACCTAACCATAGTGAACGGAAAATACCTTGGTGCGGCCCCGGTATATTTTGAAGATGCGGTGTATTGCGCTTGGGAAGGTGAATTGGTTGGGGGCGCGGAAGCCTCGTATTTTGGGGGTGCGACCGGCGGGTATGTCTACCAGCTTGATGTAGGCTCTTCTTTTGACGGTGAACCCATCGAAGCCTTCTTTACGCTGGCCTATGATTTTGCCGGGGCCCCTCGGTTAAATAAGCAATGGCGGCACGCAAGTCTAGAAATGCAGGGCGACCACTATGCGGCTATTTCGTTTGGCTACAATCTCGGGTATAATTCGCTCGAAATAGACCAGCCTGTCACAGTAAATTACAGTACGTCTTTTCAAGCCGCACCGGCATGGGACGTTTTTATCTGGGATTCCTTTGTTTGGGACGGGGTTACGTTGGCACCGACTGAGGTTGATGTCGTTGGCACCGCTGAAAATATCCAATCGACTGTTAGCTCAACTACCGACTACATGTACCCCTTTACGGTTAATAGCTTTATTTACCATTATACACCGCGTCGGGGGCTGAGATAGGCTATGACTAATTCCTATTACAATCATGGAAGCTATCCTATCACGGGCGCGCCGGGAGCGTCCGCCGCATTACGCGCGGAGCTAGATCTTGTTACGGCGGGCTTTGCGCTTTTGCCGACCCTTTCTGGTAACGCCAACAAAGCCCTAGTCATTAACGCGGGTGGATCTGCCGTCACCGTGACCACGGGCACGCTCGCGCTGGCTGGCAACTTCGCCACCACAGGCGCGTTTAATACGACGCTGGTTCAGGGCGCGACCACCTCGCTGACGCTCCCCGTTGTGAGCGGCACGCTAGCTACCTTGGCCGGTACCGAGACATTATCTAACAAGACAATCGCCGCCTCGACACTGAGCGGCACGGTTTCCGGCGGCGGAAACCAGATCAACAACGTAATCATCGGTACCAGCACACCTCTTGCCGGTACGTTTACGACGCTAACATCCACTTCTGCGCTTATTACGACAGCCACTACTGATGCGACCAGCATCACCACCGGGGCCTTGCAGTCTGCTGGCGGTTTGGGCGTTACCAAGGCTCTTTGGGTTGGTGGTTTGGCTAATATCGCGGGGGCCGTGACCGCTGCCGCTGGCGTCTCTTCTACTCTAACGACTGACGCTACAAGCGCAACGACAGGTTCGATTGTTACGGCTGGCGGTATCAGCACTCAGAAAGCGCTGTGGGTCGGAACGACTAGTAGGCTTGTTGGTGCCGTTACAGCCGACGCTGGTATCTCTTACCCTAACGACTGACGCTACTTCAGCCACGACCGGTTCGATTGTTACGGCTGGCGGTATCAGCACTCAGAAGGCGCTGTGGGTCGGCACGACTAGTAGGCTTGTCGGTGCTGTTACAGCCGACGCCGGTATCTCTTCTACTCTAACGACTGACGCTACTTCAGCCACGACCGGTTCGATTGTTACGGCTGGCGGTATTAGCGCTCAGAAGGCGCTGTGGGTCGGAACGACTACCACAACGAACGCATTAACCACCACAACGGGAACGATTTCTACCACCCCTTCTGGCAGCACGGACATAGCCAACAAGCTCTATGTAGACACGGTAGCGCAGGGACTGGATGCGAAAGCCTCCTGTATTGCCGCTACTACGGCAAATATTACGCTATCGGGCACACAGACCGTTGACGGTGTTGTACTTATCGCCACAGATCGAGTGCTGGTTAAGAACCAGACCGCTTCTGCGGACAACGGTCTTTATCTTTGCGCCGCAGGTGCTTGGACGCGCACGACGGATGCCGACACTTGGGATGAGCTTCGGTCTGCTTTCGTGTTTATCGAAAAGGGCACCGTCTACGCCGATACAGGTTGGGTCTGCACGATTGATTCAGGCGGAACTTTAGGCACCACGGCGGTTACATGGGCGCAATTCTCTGGCGCGGGGGCTTATACCGCTGGCACGGGGCTGACGCTTACGGGTACGGCTTTCAGCTTGACCGCGCCCGTTACGGTTGCGTTGGGCGGAACCAATGCTACTTCGGCGGGTATAACGTCGTTCAATAACATAACCGGCTACACTGCTAGCGGTGCCACGGGAACTACCAGCACAAATCTAGTCTTCTCGGCCAGCCCGACACTGACGGGGACGTTGACGGCTGCGGCTGGCGCGTTTTCCTCGACCTTAACCAGCGCGGCACATACCGTCACGTCTGCTTCCGCGACTGCGTTAGCTGTTGGTTTGAACGGCGCTACCAATCCCGCTTTCACCGTTGATTCTTCTACAGGCTCGCAAGTCGCAGGTCTTAAAGTTACCGGCGCTGTTACCGGCGGAACGGTTGCTGTTGTAGCGACAGACTCTGGTTCCGCCACTAATTTAACTTTTAACGCCAAGGGTACTGGAACAATCGGTATCGGCAGCGTTTCGACAGGCACTGTTACTATTACTCCGGCGACGACGCTCTCCGCCGCACTAACCTACGGCGGCGTCACCCTGAGCAATGCCGTCACCGGCACAGGCAGCATGGTGCTGAGTGCTAGCCCGACGTTTACGGGGACAGTGGCGGTGGCGGCCGTGACGGCCACTAGCTTGGCGCTAGGCGGTGCCACGCTGGGCACTAATGCTCTGGCTGTGACTGGAACGACGCGGTTGAACAGCGCCCTGAACTACGGCGGCATCACCCTAAGCAA